GGTATCTGCGCTCATATGATTGATGAGAAGGTGGGTTTGACTGGTAATCTGTTTGCCCCGGTGGTTAAGGATGAGTAGTTTCAATTTAGATTTCTCGATGGAAAGGTCAAGGAACGATGTTTCCTACTTCTACCGTTGGTTGGGCTATACTTGGGGAGAGCATATTGGCGAATGGATGGATATGTACGGAGAGCGGGATGGCGCTCAGGTTCATAGAGTTTGCGTGATTGCGCCAAGAGACCACAGTAAGTCTACTACTCTTAGGGTAAAACTATTGCACTGTGCTTTGTTTGAGAAGTGGCGAAACAAACCCTTCACCTGCTGGATGTTCTCAGCGAGCAAGGATTTGGCTACTAGGAGACTTGAGGAGATAAGGGAGGATATGAAGAGGCATCCTCAGTTATCACGGTTCCTCAGCACTAAGAAGGGTAATAAACTTGAGTTACACTTTACTAACGGGGCATGGATTAGGGCTACGTCGGTTGGGGCTGCGATTCGTGGCGAGCATCCCGCTTGTATTGCCTTTGATGACGTTATTGACGATTCAGGTGAAATGGACTGGACTGGACTGAGGAATTGGTTTAGAAAGAAAATTACGCCAATGCTGAGTCCCGGTACGAGTATATATGCCGTAGGTACACCTATGAGCATGGTAGACTTATATCATACGGAGATGTTGAATAATGATGCTTGGAAGAGTGGTATTTGGTCTAGCATCCCCAATTGGGAGGAATACAAGTCTGACCCCGAAAATGTTACGCCCGTAGAGTTATGGCCTGAGTTTAGACCACTTGCTTTCTTATTGGAACAGAAGGATGCTATGGGTGAGTTATCTTTCATACAGGAGTACCTGTGTAAGGTGATTGATGATGAGGCTAGTGTATATCCCCGCGCACTCACGCGCAAGAATCTGGATATGGATTGTGTTTTGACTAAGGAAAAGTTCGATGACTGTAAGTACGCGGTTGGTTTCGACCCAGCACACGGTTTGGGACAGGACTATTCTGTAATGGTGTGTTTGAAGCAAGATAGTGACGGATATATCCATTTGGTTAATATATGGCGTAGAAATGACTTCCCCCCTGCACGACAGGCAGATATGATAATTGAGTGGAGTAAGAGGTATGGTACTCCGGCATTTGCGGTTGAGGCCGTGGGTTTCCAGCAGATGTATGAGAGTCTTTTGGCTCAGAAGGGTGCGGTCATAGATTATAGGGAGAGCAAGGTCAGCAATAAGACTTTGAAGCAGGGTTTGTTGAATCGAATGAGAGTCTGGTTTGAGCGTGAGTTAGTGTGTTTTCCCTATGGTGATGATGCAACGAGACAACAAGTTAATATAGTATTAGAGGAACTGGAGAGTCATGCGTGGAGAGAGGGTGAGATAGTGGATTTGGGTCGTCATAACGACTGTGCTATGGCATTGGCTCATGCGCTTGACCAATTTACATATCGCACTCCCGACTATCCAGTAGTCATGGGAACAATGAAGAAGAGTGAGTGGACAGGGGGTGCAACCAGAACCGGATTACAAAGAAGCGGTACTACGGGTCTTGGGGGTAGAGTGATAAGGAGAGGATGAATAGTGGGACAGATAAAAGCAAGAAATGATGCAACAAAGAAGAGAAGCAAGGTGACAGGCAAGAAGTTTAATCGTCAAGACCCTAATGGGCGACGACACGGGCCTATGCCAAGGAGGAAGGTCTATGCACTGGCGATAGAGAAGGTTCTATGTAGCCATTGGGCGGTAAATCCGCTGACGAGCATAGAGATTGCAGATTTGGCGAATCATCACATCAGTAAGCACTGGACACAGTTAAATGGCTATAGTGCCGGGGCAATTCTAAGGAAGTACGAGAAGGAAGGGATTGTGACTAGTGGTAAGAAGTACGAAAACGGCAAGGGTCTGAAGACATGGCTGAGGAACTGGGATGCACCCTTGGAGAGCGACTATGAGTTTCATGGTGGTAACTGGAAGGGCGATAAACCGAGGGTCTGGTACACCGACCCAATCACTGGTAAAAGGAAGACTGCGACCGCCACAAATAAAAATTTGGAAAAAATTTCAAAAATCAATCGTGGTGGTTAGCGGTGTCAGTCCCCCCATAAGAGGTAGTTTTTGGCTGAAAGGTTGCAATTTTTACCGAAGTATCATCGAGGCCCGGCCCGGAATTGGTGATTCCTACCCTTCTAAGCGTCCCCTGTGGGACTGTTTTCAATCTCAGGTAGTGCTACCACCCCCCGTTGATTTTGTGGCCCTCTGTGGGTGCCTAACCCACAGAGGAACCGGCCTCATTCAATCATCTCTCTGATACGAGTGATAATCGCCCTGTCAAGATACACTTCACTGTTCAAGTCTGCCTCATCCGCATTGTCAAGAACCGCTTGTAGTAGTTCCTTGTATGCATCCTTGTCCCCATCTGTGAGAGGGAACTTGTCGTCTTCGTATTCCCTTTGTTCCTCACAGCACTCGCAACGTCCCCACTCATTGAGCATCTTTGGGTCGGTCTTGTCGCAGGCGATGCCGTCGTCACACTCTCCATACATCTGGCCGGCTGGTACTGGTACGCCACCGAATAGGGCCTTGAGGTCGGCCCTGACGTAGTCGTTGGCTATGTTGTACTGGTTGAGTTCGACCTTGACCCAGGTTGGCAGGTCATAGGCCCCGTCGAAGTCCCTTAGTTCCCCTGCCTCTATGAGGCCACAGTCGGCGGATTCGGGGTTAGCATGGAATGTCAGCGAACCGGCTATGTGGGCTGAGTCGTCCAGTTTGAAGCACTCAAAATAGCCCTTTAGGGGGGCCATAGGGTCGTCGTGGTTGTCCCTGTTGCCGATTCTCATGATTCTCCTCCAGCCGGAATCGGTGACGTTGTCAGTGTCAATATCCCAGTCCCCCATCAGTACTCACCTCCGCAGGCTGGGCAGTATCCAATGCATGAGTCCTCGCATGGGGTGGCGTCCGTCGTTGTTTCTTTCTTGTTTTCTTGCATGACCGATGTCATACCAACCCGGTTGTAGGGGTAGTCTATAATCATTTGGACTCAGGACACCCGCAATACTATATACCTGGCTTCTTGCCGGGGCAGGGGCCTGACCCCCGCCGAGGGGTGTTTTTTCCGTTTTTTTGCAATTTTGGGGGGCAGCCGGCCAAGGAAAGTCTATATACCAGGTTTCGTTTTTGCTTGGGGGGCCGGCGACCCCTATTTTGACCTGGATTGCCTGAACGTAATCTACGAAAGTTTATAGGCCGCACGCCCATCTGTCATGGGCAAAATGTCGGCGGGGCGACGGCCCACGATGTTTATAGGCCGCCTGTGTCATATATACACGGGTCGCCGGGCGAGCGGTGTAATAAGTAAACCGACTTCCATTTTTACACTTAGTGTAGTGAACTACACCTACTGTTCCAATCCACACCCCCAAAAAAGAGAGAGAAAAAGAGAGAGAGAGAGGATGGGGGGTCACTCTGTCATCTCAAGAGGCCCCCGCAGTGTGTCCGTCGGATTAGGTGCTAACCACCTCGCTTCGTGTGTTGACTGTCATGCGTGTCACCTCAGTCTCGGTTCCAAAGAACCTCATCGCCGTCAGCGTTGATGTATCCGATGAAGCCCTCTCCTGGAGCGCCCCTGATGCGGGAATCATCGAACTCCAGAGCGAATGAAACCTCTGGGACTCGGTGGCTCCAGTGGTCAACCTGGACGGTGTATCTGACGTTGGACATGAACTCCCTGTTGTCCTCCTCCTTGGCGACCACATGAGCCTCTAATTGGCTCAGGATGGTGTTGAGGTGTCCCTTCCCAAGGGGTAGGGCCAGAACTGCGCCGTATATCTTGTGGGCCTCTGCTGGTAGTTTCACGCTGAGTGCTGGGTGGTCTGCTACCCTCATAGCCCCTCTGAATGATGCCACTGTGTCAAAGGTGGCTTGGGGGTACTGCTCATTGTGTGAGTCTGCCTCGGCGACCAGTGCGGTCATCTTAGCATTCTCAATCCTGCTCAGGTTGTCGTTGTCCTCGTAATTGTTGTCGGTATGTCCGCCGACGCCGGTTGGGGTGGTATCCTTCTCCATTAAACCGCATGAATATTTAGGCGGCCTATAAACAATTCGTCAATTTTGTAGTCTACCCTATAATGTTTGGGTTTTTTCTACCCACGCCGAGGCTGCTTTTTTGCAGGTCTGAGCAGCATAACCAAAGTTTATAGGCCGCCAGCCCATCTATACACGGATGCGGGCCGGGCGACAAATGACCCAATTAACAAGGTTTATAGGCCGCCTGTAAAATATATACATGGGCCGGAGGGGGCCTCCCCCTCCCCCCCCCC